ATCATTGCCGCCACCTGTTCCCTTGTGGCAAAAGCCTGCGGAGCTGTTCCGTCCGTTATGCCTTTCGCTTTGGCTTGTTCCAATTCTTCCTTCGCCCAATCGCTTACAGGCAGGTTTCTTCTTTCCGAAAGCCAATTGTCCATGAATTTGTTAAACTGTTCCTGTGTCATTTCTTCTTCCTCCTTTGGTGCTTTCCAGTTGTCCGTTATTTCAAAGTGGGGCATATCGGGGGTAGTCCATGTGCCGCCCCATGTTATACTTAAGTTTTCGGCTATTGCGCCAGCTTTTTTTAATGTGGCTCTGTCATACAGGTTACTTCCGTTACAGGCTATATCCCACGCTCTACGGTCTGTATGACGGCTGTGCATTGTCCATGTTACAATCTTGCCGGGCTTACTTCTGCCCTGCTCCCATAGTTCGTTCTGGCGTTTCTGCGAGCGGTACGTTTCTGTGATAAATATATCAAGACCGTTTTTTCTGCAAGTCTCCATAAACAGCCTGCACGCCCTCTGCGCCAACGGAGTCAACTCATTTATATCTCTGCACGCCATTTGTACTTCCCCCTATAAGGTTCCTGAATAACTCATATAATCCCGTACTTGATAATCCGCTGAAAAGTCCTGCAAGTAAGATTTCCGCAGTAAAGTCCATATTTACCCATACATTAAGAACAACGCCTAATATACCCATGATTAAAGGGATAAAGCGGTTAATCTTATCACCGGGTATCATGTTTTTGATTATGTATCCTACGCAAAGGCATATACCGACAATAAGCGGTACTGCATACTTTGTTAAATATCCTATATCCATTCCTATCACTCCTTATTTTCCAGATTGCTTATTCTTATCTCATGTTCCTGTAACTTATCGTCCTGTTCCTCATTATGTACCCACAGTCTTTTGTGCGCTTCTTTGCTCCTAACGCTCTGCTGTTCAATCTGATGAGAAAAGTCATCAACCTTAACCGTCAATTCCATTATGGATTTAGTCAGTTTCACAATCGGCGTAACGATTGAAACAATGCCGCCTATCAGCACAAAAAGACCTGCTAATATCTCCCATGTCATGGCGTTCCTCCCTATAAGAAAGGGGAGATTTACTCTCCCCTATTTCATTTTGCTAATTCAAGATAGAACTCGTTCGCCTTTCTGTATGCCGCATGAACGGCTCTGGGCAATTTCTTTCTGTCTATTCTTACTGAGCCGTCAACTGTATATGTGCTCTCAGCAACGATATATCTTGTGTCCTTTGATTTTTTATAGTTCGAGAGATATACATATCCCTTTCCTGCGCCCCAAACCTCAACTACAATTCCGTTGATACATGGCATACCGCCTTTTGCTTCGCACTCGTCTGTTATAAGTATTTTGCCGACTGCGTATCTTTCTGCGTTCTCTTTTCTATTTGTGGCGTGCATAAGACCGTTTTCGTCAAGGTATACTGCAACTTCGTTTCCGTTAAGTCTTTCTATTAAATCTACTGTTTTTTTCATTTGTATTCCTCCTTAAATTGAATAGATTAAAAAGTGATTGGTTATTTGTTTCCGTAAGTGATTACTATATTCTGTATACTATGCTTTGGCGTATCTCTTGGATTTTCATTTGTTACTATTATCATTTCATTTTTATCAGCATAAAATTTAATATTCTGTTCGTGAAACTGTCCATTACTTTTTAATCGGTCAGTTTTATAACTGTTTTTACTTAATATGTCTTTTGCCTTTGCAGACAACTCTTCCATAGGCTCCCCTAATATTGCCTTATCATATATCAACATGTGTTCATTAGACTTTATTATGTATCCTGTTGATGTATCAATGTTGATATCGTCAGAACTTCTTAATACTCTAAATGTGAAGCTACTGGCATATTTTCCTGTAGTGTCATTTTGATATTGGTTTTTTATTTTTAGCTTGAGATTATAAACACCTGATACTGGAGTTATAAATTTACATAACGCATAATCATTAGTATTTAACCTACTAAATTCTCGCATTGAATTATCTGTGTAAATTGTTTTTCCAAATCCTGTTGTACTGAAATTATCTCCACTGACACCATTTTGTATTTCTGTTAAAAGCGTATTCAGCTTTGCCATAATACTACCCAAGTTAGCACTACCGCCTGTATCTCCTGTCAAGCCTATGCGTTTAAGCACTTCGTCAACAAGGGTATCTATTGCAGGGACATCGGTAGTTTTAAGACCGTCTACATTGGATTTCACATTATCCACGCTCGCCTTTATTTCCTGCGATGTTTCCTCCAAGGCTATGAATTTCTCTCCTGCCATTTAATCACTCCTTTCTGAGGTTAGTAGAACTCGATTACTTGCCAACAAAGTTTTTCTATATAATAATCACGACCAGTATTGTCATATAACGTTGGATATATTACTAATTGAGTAGGTGAGTATATTCTCCCATTTACAGGATAAGCCTCCTGTTTTGTTGCACCTGATGATGACGCATAGTTTACTGTTGATGAATAAAGCAACAGAATACTCTTATCCGGATTTATAGGTTGAATATTGATAAAAGCATATTTCAAATCAATTTCAGGGTCATTTGTTGTTACTTCTTGAGACTTTATTAACCCTCTCTGTACACTTTTAACACAGCTCGTTAGCCCTCCGCCTTTGCTCAACAACTGGTCTACCTTCGTCTGCAACTGCGCCACACTGTCTTTCAGCGTTTGAAACTCTGTCTTCACTGTGTCAGTCCCCCCCCGAAAAATTTCCGAGGGCGTTGTTTGTCTGCTTTACTCCGCTGTCTATGCCGTCAACCGTACCTTTCACAGTCTCCAACGTGTCCTGTCTCGCTATAAATACTTCTCCTGCCATTACAATACCTCCCTATAATACAAACCGCCGTTTTGTATACCCAGTTTGTACTTCTTACCTGTTACATCATCTACTATTACATTCCTGTCCGCTTCCGCTACTGCGCCTACGTCTGCGGCGGTAAGGGTAACGGAAGTACCGGATTTGTTGTTGACGGTCTGAACCTTGTTATCCCACGACGTCTGTTTTTGCGGAGACGGCACAACCGCTAGCGCCTTATTAAAATCCGTTTCCGTTCCCGTATACCCTGCACTGGCAGCGCTCTGATAAGCCGATATGCCGTCTTTTCCCGATACGCCCTGTATACCCTGAGGACCTTGCGGTCCGACTTCTCCCTGTAAACCTTGCGGTCCCTGCAACCCCTGTGGTCCTGTTGCTCCGGGAGGGCCTTGTAAACCTGTATCGCCCTTATCACCTTTAGGACCCTGCTGTCCTGTCGTGCCTTTCTCGCCTTTATCGCCACGGGGTATTGTAATAACAAGCGAAGCATTTTCGGGAGTACCCTCATTTACAACACTTGCCGATGTTCCCGCTGCGCCTGTAATAACCTGTTTGATTGACAATGTTCCTGCCGCACCCTGTACTCCCTGCGCTCCTGCCGGACCTTGTGCTCCCTGTGGCCCTTGAAGCTGTCCCAATGCTACCCAGTCTTTTTTTGTTTCAGACCATATATATACATTCTTATCCGCTTCTACCATATAGGCGTAACTATCGCCCGTCGGTATTGCGTTTCTTAAGGCTTGAAGTGTCGAATACACATCTTGTATAACAAAACTCTTTCCGTCTGCGCCGTC